TATACTGAGCTAGAACTTAGATTCGTCAAAAACCCTAGTTTTGTTGATTCATCAATCATAAAAGACATGGCACATTTACCACCAACGACGGCTGTTGACGGCGTAAAGGGAAGAAATGTTCCCGGGTCCAAAATCCTATTTTTAAGGTCTAAACGGGCAAACCTTTGCGTGGCATTGACGCAAATATGCAAAAACCGACCACCAAATGTAACAGGGTCATAGGCCCCACTAGTGCCCGTGGTAAACGCTTGGCCTTTGTTGCCATACCATATATCCGCTGTCCACACACCTGTTGACCCCGCGGCAATATCAAGCACGTCAATAATTGCACTGTTACCACCGCGAATACGGTAAATCATAGAGTGCCTTACGGACTTCTGATTACCAAGGGAAATCCCGAAGGATTGCGCCGCAACAATCCCAGCACCACCAGCAGCCGGCGAGGCAGCAAATGTTGTGGTGTCCCAAGCGTTGGTTGAGGCGTTATAGGTATAAACCGCGGTTTGGTTGGTAAACAAAAGAATCTTATCATCATCATTTTCAACAACAAATTTCGCTGATGAGGATGGGGTTACGGCAAAAGCTGGCACCGTAAAAACACCCGCTGCGCCGCTCGTGTGTGATGTGATCCGTCGTCTTTGACCTACGGCTGTTGTGTTGACCGTATCCTCGACAATCCGAATTTGGAAGTTTCTGTACTCGTCCGCTAAAAGAGTGGTCGGCATTCCACTGCCTGTGATGGTTGTGCTTGTCGCTGCCGTAGCGGCAATACAGTTTTTTCCACCATCATAAGTCGTTCCACCACTTACAAAACCAATGCTTGGGCTTCTGTCGTTTTGAACATAATCCTCACACAGATGAAGAAAAGTGCTGTCTGTACCGATGGTTGGTAAGTTTGTTGTGGCCAAGTTACCGCTGTAAGTGTTTGTTGCCGAATCATAATACTTAAACATTCCAGCCGTTGGTGCGCCCGTGTTAATCATAAAAACACGCCCAGAGCGTATTTCAAAGGTCGAACCCGCTACGGGCGTAAAGGTTAAAGCAGCGGATAACTCCACCGTTGGGGCAGCCCCGAAAGTGTTACCTATGATCTTTCTTTCCTCGACTTTCCCAGACCCACCAGACCCGTTATCAATAATGCGAATGGTGTACCCCACCCCATCCCCGCGGTTGGCAAGCTGATTGTTTGCAGCTGCTGGCCCTACGGTCAATGTGCCCGATGCAGCTCCAGCGTTTAAACACGTGAAGGTAAATGTGGTTCCTGTGGGGACTGTAAGAATAGACACAAGGCCAATAGGAATTGCCAAAACATCCGAAGAAATTGAAACAAAGACCTGTTGTCCAATTTGGTAGTTGTGGTTGCGGGTTGTTGTCACCGTCGCCGTTGTTGTTGACCGCGCCCAAGTAGCCGCCGCAGGAACATCATTACCCAATCCATCCAAATTGATAAGCCTTGTTGTTGAACCCGACAAGATACGTGATCTTGGCCCATGGGACGCTGCAAAAATACACGTAGAACCAGCCCCAAAAGTCCCCGCCAGACCAGGAGACGATAAAGGGATCCATTCATCCGTCGTGGTGTCTTTTTTATCTAACGACGAGGAAGACCTAAATAAATACATATTTTTTGTTCTATCGGCATTAGAATTGCTCATGTCGTAAGCAAGGCACACACCAGCACCCGATGCCGAAAGTATAGGAGCACTAGGCCTCCACTTTGGCAAATCAACAATATCTTTAAAATTTAATGTCGTTGCCATATTAAGCCACCTCTGTGTAGTCATTTAAGGTTAAAGAAATTTCGGGTAGTTGGCCTTCCCTGCGGATAATGTACATACCCTGAGCAACATCAAAAGTTTCCCCTGGTTTGGCATAAATCAATGCCCGATCCGCAGAAACCTGTTCCACTTCACACAAAGCATCATTTTTGTCACGGTAAAGACTCATGTAATCTGCCCTCTTATAGACGTTGCCCAAGCTGTTTGCATATTGTCCAAAAATATCTGATCAGTAGAACGGGAGTTGAAATTTGTTAAAGATGTTACCGTGCTCACCGCGTTCACCGTGCTCACAGATGTTAAGGTGCCAGAAACTATGTTGGAAACAACAACCCGCAGATTTCCCGTCGTTCCATCAAGCCAAATGGGGTGCGCTATGTTTTTTAAAACCGATAAAAGGGCCGCACATTCTGTTTCCCCAAGAACAACAACCTGACGCTGTGATCCATCTTGTTTCTCTCGTGTTTCAACCGATGAGCCGGCACCAGGAAGCGTTACGTTATTTGCCATGTTCTTCCCTTAAATAAAAATTAAGCGTTACCAGCGGTCAAAGAAAAAGATGTGATGGTAAATTGCTGGCCAGATGCAAAAGATGTGTTATCCACAATCAAATCACCCCCGCCACCCGTGGCCGTTACGCTGCCTTGCATGTGGCAAGTTGTGCCGGTGCTGTCGTAAATCCGGAAATGCCCCGCTGTACCTGCTGCGTCTGTGGATGCGTCTTGCCAAGTTCCCAAAAGGGACTTGACACCACCAGAGGCCGCCGACATCCAGTCGCTTGGTAACGTGAGGGTAGCCAAAACCGTGCCTGAATCTGCTGTGGCGCATGTAGCTGGCTGGGCCCCTGTCCGAATCCTCAAAATGGGAGAGGTTCCAATGGTGGTTTCGCGTACATCAAGCGTTGCGTTTCGGACAGTGATGGACTCTTGGATTGCCATAAAAACCTCATGAAAATGCTACCTTTATAAAAAGCGTAACGTGGGCAACACCCCTGCCAAGCGGTTTTTTAAAATGCCAAAGGTCATACCTCAAAGGCATACTTTGCAGACACACCAATTGCACCCTTTACGGGTCAGTTATGGGGCAGCAACGGGGTCAAAAAGGCCCTGTTTGTTTCGATAGAGAAACAAAAAAAGACGGGTACTGCCGGATAAATTGTGCTGCGAATAAAATTCCGAATCTGAGGGTCGTTGGTTCAAGTCCAATCGAGCGCACCAAGGTTTCCCGCCATATTTTCAATTTACGCTTTTTTTAATGGGTCAGTTATGGGGCAGTTACCTTTTTTTAGGGGGCCCTTGGGATAGGTCAAAACGGCGTTTGGATTAAGGCGCGGCGGGCGCGGGGTATGACTCCACCGAGCAAACTAAGCGCAAACACGCACACGGCCGCCCATGCCGCAATCTGATCTTGTGTCATCAAGGCCATGGCCAGAACGCCACCAAAGCCCTGAAAAGCAAAATCCTGTGCAGAATCTTTGAAACGTCCACCTTTGGCCAGATCATACCCTTCTTTGGTGGCGGCAAGGGCCAGAACAATACCAAGGGCGACAAAGGGCAATACCGCCCCCATGATAACCGCAACGCCTGCCACCCCTAACAACCCATGACTCATCTGGTTTGTTGCCCACCCATACCAGTCACGGCCCTGATCGTCGGGGCGTTCCAACTCTTTTAAGATTGCGGTCAACCATGTCATATCAAGGCTGCCTGTCTGAAAAAAACGTCAATTTCCTCTGGTGTTTTGTTAAAGACTGGGCCCAAAGCATCCACCATAGGATCATTGCGGGGAACGGATGTCATCATAGCCCACGTGATACGGGCGGCGGCGGCACCGCTTGGTGGCAATGTCCCAAACACCGCATCAATAGCCAAAGGGATTGTGTTACGATCGCGGGCTTCGGCTTCGGTGATCATGCCGTTAAGGTGCAAACCGATCATAAATTGCCGCACTGTTAAATCCGGCACGGGATCCGGTGGGGCAACGTAGGGGCCGATGGGGGTATTGTTTGCAATCAGTTTTTGGTACTCCACGATAGTTTCGTCAACGGGAATGGACGAACCTTGTCCGTCTGTGATACGGGTGTTTTGTGGGTTGGCGTAAGTGTAAGTCATGATTAAAGCTCCGATGATGCTAGAAAATCAAAATCAACAACAAAATTTCCTGATGTTGTCGTCGTAACGCGAGCACCAAAAAAAGTAGAATCTACTTGTTCGACGACCAATGTATTTGCACCCGCTCCTGCATAAGTGATGTTTGACACAATCACAGCTGGTGACACAGTCCTTTTGCGACTTCGAAAAGAACGGTAGGCGGCCCTAGAGTTTCCTGCGCCACCTGCAATGCCATAACCATAAACCCTTCCAGTTTCAAGATACCATTCACACAAACCAATTTCTGTAGGTATTGGTCTATATTCAGGACGTGGCGGCGCATTATTTAACCCCAAAGGCGCATCTGGCGTAACACGAATGTCCGCGGCTGAAATATAAACGTTTTTCCCAGCGCCATTGAGTTGCGCCCCAAAATTAAGATCAAAGCCATACCCACGGCTACCAAGAAAGTGTGTGTTAAACGTATAAGAAACTGTTGCTGTTGCGCCAGAGGCAATGGTTTGCAACGATGTAAGGCCAAGATCACCAACGACTGATGTATAATTATCCGTTGCCGTTGGGTAATAAGTGGCTATTGTGGGCGTTATAGATGCCCCTGTTTGGTTTGAAATTACAAACTGAACCGTTACCCGTCTTCCAGAAATCTGTCCCGCCATATTGCTTTCAATACGTTGGTACATTCCGCATGCAGTCAATCCCGATGACCCCAAAAGGCCAAGTGAGGTTGTACTATACGTAGAGCCACTTAAAACGGACCCAGCTTGCTGCCAAGACACGCTTCCCCCAGAAGCCGTTACAGCCCAACCGTCTAAAGTATAAGCTCCTGTTCCCGCTGTAATGGTTCCTGACGTTCCTCTTTGTGCGACTTCCATAAATGGATTGCGAAACATGTTCACAAGCCCCGACCGATGACTGTTTTGAATGTCTACACCCCCCACCCGAAACACCCCCGTCACATTCACATCCCCTGACACATCTAGGGCGTAGGCGGGGTTAGATACCCCAACCCCTAGGCCCGTGTCATTCAGACGCGCCCGCAGCGCGTTGGCGATGTACATATCAACGCTGGTATCGGTGGCGGGGTTACCAATGGTGATCCACTGGGTGTTCCCGCCGTTGCGCATTTTCAGCAGGCTGTTTGTGGTGTCATACCAAAATTGATAAGCATAGGTTGTGGTGGGGGCGGTTGGGCCAGAGGATAACGTGGCCAACGCCTGAATTTGACTATTCAGCTCTGAGAGAAAACTGGCCCCGGGCTGATCGGCGATAGAAAAATCATTTTGTGACATAGTCTGCTCCTTTTAGAGTTTGCGGCCTGCGCCTTTGGCCAAATAATCAAAGGTCCGTGCAATGCCCGAACCAGCGGCGTTAAAAAAACGAATGGTGAACCCTGTGGCACTTTGGGCCGTCAAGGTATAATAATCCCCCGTGGCCATGTTGTGGGCCGTGATGCCGATGGCGGGGGTTTGCCAAAAGGCATTGGGGAACGTGACGGTATAGGCCGCCGTGGTGGTGGTGAGATTGCGGCCCGTTTCCACACGATCCGGCATATCCACGACAACAACGGCCTGTTTCACGGCGATATTGTTTGCCGTGTTTTGGGATGTCAATGCCAAACGAAACCGATAAGCGCGGGCTTCGTACTGGCCAATAAAGAAAGGGGCATAATCGGTCCACACGGGACTGCCAGAGGGGTTATCGTTGGTGACGCTGACTTGCAAGATTGCGTTTACGTCATCAATCACTTGGCCCGCAATCGATGGCCATGTGCTGACATTCTCTGTTCTGGCGCCGATGTAATCATTCAGTGTGAACCCCTCTGCTGTCACAGCCGCCGTGACTTGGGAAACGTACACGCCGCCCAAATCAATAATGCTGGCAAAATCATAGGTCCCTGTGGGGACAACCGTCACACCGCCAGAAAGGATTAAGGCCGTCAAACCAGAATCATAGGCCGTATTGGTTTTGGCCCCTGCAAATGGGGCGGCTTCCGTGATCGTTTGAACAGCGTTATAATTCATGGTGTTGGCCACATTTGTGATCACGGAAACAGCATTTATGCTGCTGTTGCCGCTAGAATCCACAAACTTGGCAAAGTACGTCCCATCCAAATGCGCCACGGTGGCCGTTGTGGATGACCCGGGCAAAGCGGGGCCAATATCAATGGCCTTGCTCCACGTCACACCGGTGGTGTTTGGGCTGTGGCGAATCCGTATAGACCCCCCAACCTGAACGTCCAAATCTTCGGCGGGATCCCACGTCAGGTTGGCCACGCCCCCTGCAATGCTGGATAAGGCAAACGAGGCAACATCCTTTGGCGGCGCGGTTTTTCCATAAATCGTTTTTTGCAAAGCGTTGGTGACAGACCGTTTGCCAGTATCCGATATGGCCGTGACATAAACCGTATACACCCCGGGTGATGCGTCACGAATTTCGGCAAAATTGCTGCCTGTTTCTGGCAAGGTCACACGGTTGCCCGCATCTTTGGCATATTGCACACTATACCGCGCGGCGCGGGGGACGGCCTGCCAAGACACCGACACCAACACCCGAATGTCGGTCGGTGTTTGGTATAGGCTTTCCTCGATAATCAGGTTTTGTGGAGTGTCTGGGGGGTAGATCAATAAAGATATTGGCGTGGGGTTAAGGCTCAGATTATTTTCGACAAAGGCATATTTTTGGGCATCATGCTTTAAAGCATTGATGGCAAAAGTGCCATCTTGGCTTTCCTCGATAGACACCACCCGAAACAGCTGTGCTTGCACGGCCCCGCTTGTAACCATCCATGACGCACCTGCAACAGGGGCTTGGGCCAAAGCCGGTGACAGCGTTAAAACAGCCCCTGCCACGGATGCCACGAGACTGGTTCCTACAGCTCCATTGGGCAATGTGACATACAGGGTGTAGCCGGTACCCGCGGCCGGCACAAAAGATGAATCCACCGTCACGCTGGTGGTGGTGGCAGCGGCCACACGTCCCCCCAGCCGCTGGCCCACACGATCTGCATCATGCACGCGAATGATCTGACCCGGACGCACAACAATCCCATCCAACCCCGTGCGAAAACTGACCGTTTCTGTTTCATTCGTCTCACTGTACAGCAACCACTTCCCAACGCGGTGGGCTTGGCCGCGGCTGGTGCAGCCCGTAGCCACAATGTTGGATTCGATCACACCGTATCGGGCAATCCCCGCCATGTCTTCGACGTATTCGATTTTTTGCCTGTAAAAATCGTTGGGATCATTCCATGCCACCAAGGCCACGGTGTGACGGGTTTTCAGGCTGCTGCCTGTATAGGTAAACGCGCCATCCACCACATTGCTGTTGGTATAAAGCGCGATGGGGTCGCTAGGGGCATCCTGCACCGGCACGACTTGACCGCCCGCCCAGTAGGTCATGCCGCGAAAAATCGACGCCATATCTTGCAGGACTTGATAGGCCTCTGCGCGTGTTTGTAAATACAAGTTGCATGTAAAGCGGGCCTCGACTCCACCAAATCCTGTAGGGACAAGATCATCACAGTACCGCCCGATGGTGTACAAAGACCACTTGTCCACTTGGCTTTCGTCCACAAACGCCCCAAGACCATAGCGATCATTGGTCAGCATGTCATAAAAACACCACGCTGGATTGCTGGACCATGCAATTTTAAAAGTGCCATCCCACGAACCGCTATAGGTCAAGGTGCCATCCGGTCGCACGCTTGCGTTGGTGGGAATTTTAATACGCAGCAGCTTCATGTCAAAGCCGCGGTTGGGGATGCTGGAAAACTGCTCGGCGTCGATCAAAAGAGCCACCAAGGCACTGTTGGGATAGCGCAATTTTTCGTCGGTGATTTCGGTGTAGGTGTCCCAATACACGGCATCTTGTAAAGCTGATGATGTGCTGTCTGGGGTGATCCGTTTCACGCGGATGTTCCACGGGGCCGTCCCTGTTAAGGGCACACGATAGGACCGCTGGTAACGGCTGGTGGTTTTGCCAGTGATGGTATCGCGCAAAACCTCAGTGTAAGACCCGCCGCTGGGTTGGACCTCAACGGCCATGGTGACAGATGATCCCGTGATGTCCCCGTTGCTGGTGTTTTGTTGGGTCAATCGCGGAATACCAATTGTCACGCGGGCATGAGTGTAAACAACGTCCAAAATGCTACGGGTGATAGGGTTGGAGGCTTTGACCTCAACACCCACAACGTTTTCGGATTCCACGCTGGGAAAGCCAGAGATATAACTTTGCCCTTGCGTCCCATTGCGGGTATCCATGGTGATGCCCGTAAAATTATAGGCCCCGTTGGTGCTAACCACTGGGGTTTCATCCAAATAGACCGAGCGCAAATCCCCCGTGGCCAGACCCTGAATTTCCCCCTCGCACACCAAATCAAGGATGCGGGCCATGGACCGTGAACGCAATGTATCGGGCGATTCTTGGGCAACGCGCTGGGACCCACCGCCGGATTTACCCCCGCCCCCTGCCCCTGCAATCAAAAGGGTGTTTGTCTGGGTCATAATTGATCCGCCTGAATGCCCGCACTGATAACGGCACTGCCCACAATCAAACGTCCATAGCCAACGGGGACAGGCTGACCTTGGGCGGTGGTGTTGACAGCACCGTTGAACGCATGGGACGGTTTGTTTTCTGGGGCCTCTGCAGGGTCGGCTGCTTTTGGCTGTGGTGCCAGCAAGGACCCCACACCGGTTAAGGCCATGCCAACCCCAACCGCAAAGGAAATGGAGGCCAAAGACACGGCAGACCCCGCCACGGTAAATAGGGCTGCCCCTGCCCCCGGAATAAAGGCCGCCCCAATCAAGGCCGCCCCGATCAGAATAGAGGCAAAGGCACTTTTGGCCCCACCCACCACGGGCACAATATGGACTTGACGGGAAAAGGGATTGTGAAGGCCGTCCAGCCCCACGTCCTCTTTATCCACCACAACGCGATAGCCCACGTTTCTGGTTTCACTTTCGGATACAAAGGAAGCAAAGCCGTCATGATTCGCGGCTAGGGCGCGTATGGCCTCTGCGGGGGTGGCAATACATAGACGGTGGGTTTTACCGTATCGTTTGGCCAGTTCCCCGTGCAAGACAATGTGACGCATCATGGCGCGTACCTCACCACTTTGGCTGTGTGTTTTTTCCAATACCCACCGTAGGGCTCACGGGCAGACAGGCGGTTTTGCAAATGATGCAGCATCAGATCGTCGCCCAAATAAACCGCCGCATGATTGGGAACGTCAGAAAGAACCTGCATCAAAATCACATCGCCGCGCTGCAAAGGACCCTCAGCCTCTACAAACCCAGCATCACCAAAATGATCCAGATACAAATTGCCCCCCTTTTTCCACCACTCCACGGCGCGGGGGAAATGGGGCAGGTGGGCCCCAATCTCTTCAAAATACCAATCCTGAATCAGGGTGTAACAATCCAAAATCCCATGGACAAACGAACGGCCAATCAAAGGGGCCTTGTATCCCGCAGGCGCAAAGGTATGCCAAGTTGGCGGGGCGGCATTGGTGATGCCCACAATGCACCATGGCAAACCGCTGGCCTCACATGCCACGCGGTCTGCCTCGGATGGCGCGGCATCGGCATCGGGATGGGAATGCACGATGGTGGTGATTTGGCCCTGTTTTTCTGCTGCCAAATAATCCTCAGGGTGAATCACAAACATGGCGGGGTCTTCGCTGATGTTGCGACAGGGTATGTACACACCATCTTTTTTTTTCAAAACAATCAATCCGCAGGCTTCTTTGGGATATTCAGCCTGTGCGTGTTCTAAAATCGCCGCTGTGATAATGCTGTTCATCGTGATACCCCCGCGCCCGGAAAGCCGCCAAAGGGCAATTCACCGCTTGTGCCCCTCCGTTCCTGCGTATTGTGAAATCTTTTTTTGCAACTACTGATCCGCTTGCCACAGACGTCCGCATCAAACAAGGTCCCCGAATAAGGCAAGGCGGCGCTGGCATTGTTATAATTTGTTATTGCCGTGGCTTCTGCTGAAACAGCCCCATTATACGTTGCCAAGGCATTGTTATAGGCCGTTTGTTTGGCTGTTTGATTTGCGGTATTGACGCCCCACCTTTGGATTCTATAAAACTTTTCCCAAGCCCCGTCGGACACCAAGGGCCCCTGCCTATAAGTGGCATTGAAAGACACGCGAGAACCATTCCAAAAAATATACGTGGCCCATTCATAACGACCCGTGCCAACCTTATAACGAAAATGGTACACCCAGTTTCCCGACGAATACCGCTCTTCCAACAACACGGGTTCGCCTGCGGCATTCAGGGCATTTTGGGCGGGGCCTAGGGCATTGCGCGTGACAGCGGTATTGGTTATGGCGTTTCTTAATGCATCACGGGCATTGATAAAATTCTGCTGCGGCGTCGTGGATGCGTTGGCTAGGGTTAAATCATTATCCCCTTCGGTGGCCACGGGCGGCCCCGCGTATCCACATTCAGACCCGCGATACCGAAAGGCGCATAGGTTTTGAATGATCTGGCGGCGCGGCAACTGGACCCCCGCAATATCAAACGCGGCGGCCAGTTCAAATTCCACAACGGTTTTGGTTTCCGAGACCTTGCGATCAATCACATACAAATCGTCAGGAAAAAAGGCGTTACTGTCCGCCGTCGCATTGACACCACCCGCAAAATTGACGGCATCCAAAAATTTCACCAACGTCCTTTTGCGGGTGACTTTGCCCCC